TGAAGTAGAAACGGATACTGAGCTTAGCTTTGATCTAGACCCAGCCGGTCTTTTAACGCCAAGTAATAGTAGAGAAAATACGCTTGGGTTTATTCCTGCTGTCGAAGTTTTAAACAAACCGAACTCTAGTGGTACAGAAGGAGAAGGAGAGTTCGGTCCCTTCTCGGAACAAATCGTTTTACACGATTCTCTTATTCAGAATATTGCAAAAAATATTGAATTCTTTGGTAACCCAACCTTAATTAGCTCTCGTCCACGTAGCGACCTTATCGAAGCTTCCGACGCTGAACGTACGTTCCGTCCCACTATTAGTAGTCAGAGTGGTTTTGCTGGTAGGGATACTCCCTCTACCCGAGTTAGCGAACCTTTTGGCGGCAGCTCTTTGATGGGAGGTTTGCGAGTTCCTCGAATTATTGCAAACGTAGAGCCCTCAGATCGTATGGGGTACATGACCCCCGACCCTGTTAATGGGGACATGAATAGGTATGCGTTGCTTTTACGCGAGGAAATTAGAACAGCTCTTGGCGGCGTGGATGAAATTTCTGTTTCTGCTGGCGCTACCGCGACAGAAATTAAAGGATTGATGGGTCGAGCGCAAGCCACGGCTCTTCGTAAAAATAAAAGTTTCTTAACTTACGGATTCTGTAAGTTGCTTGAAATGATTATTTATCATCAAGAGCAGATTTTCCGTGAGAGCTTTGTAGCTGTTACAGGAATGAAAACTCCAAAAATACCGGAGAAGCCCACGCCTGAATCGATTGAGAAATATGATGTAGATGTTAAGAAATTTAAATTAAAAGTTGAGATTGCGATTAAGACGGCTTTAGAAACCAACACTGTTCCGCCTGGAGTTTACGGCCTGCCTGCGGATGGGGATCGAGAAGTTACCTATCGTTTCCAAGGTGATGTCTATGAAGACACAGCGTACGACTTAAATCAGAAGTCAATTGTTGTACGAAACTTACAAGAACTCGGCGTGGATAGCGTCGAAGCGTTGAAATATTTGTTCCCCGATAAGACGGATTCTGAGCGTTCAGAAATGTTGAAAGGATTTCCTTTCAGAATGATTCAACAAACTCAAAGCGCGTTTCAACAATTTTTAGTATTATTATCACAGATGTTGCAAACGCCACATCCACTTGCGCCTAATCAGCCTTTGGGTGCTGATCCTCGTTTGAATCTAACGCCCCTGTTGTACAGGACGTTTGACCACCTCGCACAAGAACTAACCTACTCGGGCAGCTATGAGCCAGCAGATCCAAGCTTCGATCCCGAGCCCGGTCTCCCCGGCGGTAGCGGCCCCTTCGGCGGCGCCAACAGCGGACCAGGGCTCTACGGCCTACCCCCAATGGGTAGCCCAAACCAGTACCCCCCAGGGGTATTCGGCGCCTACGCACCAACAGCAGTCGCCGGCAACACAGGGTACGGCCCCTTCTACCAGCAACCAGTACAACCAGTTTCCGTCAGCGTCCTCCCCGAGCAACCCTTGGGAAGCCGCGATGGGCAGCCTGGAGCGGGTGGTATCACGGATGTCTCCGTCCCCCAGCCAGGCACCACAGTATCCGCAGTACCAAACGGCACAGGATACTCAACAGTACAGTCAGCCTTTACAGGCCCAACCCTGGGCTTATCAGGCACCCCAGGCAGCGCCGACCTCCTACAACAACGGATTTACGACCCAAACTTCCTCTCCGACTTCTACGGTCAGCTCCCCAGAGGTGGAACTAAGCGACGTAACCGCTCAAGTAGTTAATCACTTCGGTATTGAAGCTCCTGGCATTCTCAATCAGTACTCAGTTACTCTTGAAGATGCTCTGATTGCTCAAAACGAGCGCTTAGAACAGGTTTCTGTTCGTGGTGCCGCTATGGAGCATATTCTTACTGATCCTGATCAACTGGCTGATTACACAAATCGCTTCTTCACCGAAGTGTATCCCGTGGATGAGCCTGAGTATGGTGATTCCCGCGCTTATCGCCCTAGCTACGACATGCCTGCTGTTCCTGCTAACGCTAGTTCAGCTCCTCGTAACAACGTTGAAGGGCAGTGGGAAGGATTTAAGACCGCTATGGATCGCAATCCTGACCAAGCTTGGCGTTATTTGAGCCAAATGAGCCCTGATGCTTTCCGTCAGAAGCTCCTGTTCTTAGACGCAGCCTGATCTAAGGTTTACAAAAAGACCCCCTGGAGACGGGGGGTTTTTAGTATCTAGTAGCCCACGCTAATTTTCCACGATGCCTTTTACTAGCGAAGCTCAAAGACGTAAATTTTACGCAATGGCCGAGCGTGGGGAGATTCCGAAGAGTACAGTTAAAGAGTACGAAAGTAAAACCAAGGGGAATCTTCCAGAGAGAGTATCTGCCAAGGAAAAAGCTCAAAAACAACTAGCTAAAAAAGGTAAGTAATCATGGGAAACATCAGTTCACGTCTAAAACAGACGAACTTGGACAACGAAGCTATACAAGAGCTTCACAATCAGATTGCAACACTCGAAGATAGTCTTGAAAAGCTTCGGGCTTCTTATGCTGACGATATGGTCAGGGTTTCGTTAGATTTGGTTCACTTAAATACTAAAATTCAAGAAGCTAAAAGTACTGAAACTGCGGAGTAGACTTAGAGTAGTTGACTGCCCCTCGTGGTTTACACTCCTCTTTCCAACTATAAACACGACAGAGGTCCTCATCGACTGCAATCTGGGCCTAGTCACACATCCGACGATTTAAACCTTGTAGAAAAATATTTAGTTGTTTCAAGTGGCTATGTAGATCCACTAGGTAACACAGTAGCTTTTTATGGAGTTAATAATACAGGAGGAGACTTTGGTTTTGTTACTGCTGGTCCCCCTAATTCGGGTATCTATCTAACTAATGCTTGGAGAACTGTGCCTCCAGCTATGGAGGGGTTTTGGACAGATTACCAAAACGTAGATTTTGCCCCCAGTGGTTTACTTAGTAGTTATGACGGATATAGAGGACTCTCCGTTGTTACAATCGCAAATGCAAAAGTTTCTACAGCGGCTTTCCCTCAACCTGGTTTAAGAACTACAGGTAAATACACGTATTTTGGAGGTTTTGCTCCTTCTAATCAAGGTTACGATCCTTATAACACCCCTGGCGACAGTTCACCAGCGTTGGGACTAACCGGTGGGGGTGTAACCCACGGTAGATTTGAAGGAGGGATTTTAACTAACCCCTTCAGCACCTCTATTGGTTCTGGGACTTCAACAAGAGCAGACTGGGTTTATAACCCCCCTGTGTACTGCCAGACATTTACGGAGTCCATTAGAGCCACGGCTCCTGCTGGAAACATGAGCACAGTAACTCGTTATATCTATCGAGGTCACGCAGGAACTTATGTGTCTAATTATGCGTCTATCTATGGCTTTGCACCCGAAGGAGTGCGTGGCCTTATTCGTCATTATTCACCGACGGTAAACTCAAGTAATCAGAAAAATGTTTAACGCTATGAATGCGACTTGTTTGTGTTTATTCTAACTTTATAGGGTTAAACTAATAATGTAGTTGCTTTTGGAGATCATCGACAATGTTTGTCGATAATGATTTTCCCAAGCTGCTCGGCGCTGAACTCTACAGGCCCCACCCGGCCTATGTTGTAGAGATGGCTGCTGAACCTGTAGTCGTTCATGACTTCAGTAAGCAACCAGGCCAGACTGTGCAGCTTGATCGTTACAGATTCTGGGGCAATCCCGGCTCTAAGGAGTCAAGGGAGCGCACCGCTGAGCAGACAATCGGTACGGCTTCAAGTCGTAACATTGTGAAGGACAAAGTGTTGGTTACTCTCAAGGAGTACACCGGCCCTGCGGACCCTAGCGATCCGACTCAAGCCAGCACTTTCAAGATTGCTCGCGAAACTCTGATTACTGCCCAGCGTTTGCTGCTGGATACAGGTAATCTCACCGGTTTCCACCAATCCATTGGTTCTTTGACACTTCTCGACGACTATCGTCGTTGGCGTGATCGGGTGTTCATCAATGAACTCCTGAAAGCTGTGTCCAAAGGCCAGTCTTCTGATACCCAGGGCGGTTATTACTACCCCGGTAATCTTACTGTTGGTGGCCTTACCTACACCAATGCTGAGCAAGCTAAGTTTGACGTTAAGGACGATTTGCTTCGTGTGGTTAAGAGCCTACGTAAGCGTAACGTTCCTACTTATCAGGATGGTTTCTATCGCTGCGTTTGCGATCCTACTTTCCTGATGCACTTGCGTCAGAACTCTGACTTCCGTGAGGTGGCTCGCTACCCCGGTAACGGTCAGATCAACCCACTCATGTCAGCTATGCAGCCTAATGCTGCTATCTACATGGGCCAAGGTTTTGGCCAAGCTACTTTTGTGGCTGGCGAACCCATCATGCCTACTGGTTTCGTGTTTGAAGGAGTCCGCTTCTTCGAGTCCACGAACATGCCTACACAATCCGCTTCAGCCACCATCGCTGGTACTTCTACCACCTATGATTCGGCTATCGGTATGTTCTTCGGACCTCAATCCGTAGGCGTGGGTATTGGCGGTAACAACGCTCAGGTGTTGTTAAACAATAATGACGATTTCAGCCGTTTTATCATGATGATTTGGAGCCTGTACGCAGGTTTTGAACTTCTGAACGCTGACTTCGCCACTATTGCTTATTCCTTTAACGTTTAAGGAGGAATAAATCATGGCAATTAATCCCCTTCAGATTCAAGTTTCCAAAATCTATCCTGGAAACTACACTAACGTTCTTCGTTACTGGCATAAGCCCACGTCTGTTGTTTACAACAACGCTAACGAGACAAGCACTACTCTTACTAACCAACCTGTTGGTGGTCCTGTTGGAGTTGTGTTCAAGCCTGGTTGGGTTGCGCAACAGGCTATCGGTTATGTAGACCTCTCTTATCAGGCTGGTGGTACTACCAATCAGTTGGAGTACTACACCAACCCTTATGGGTCAGGTCAAAACGGCACTAACCAGCCTTTCTTGAATGCCAACGTTATTATTCCTTCACCGGATTATCACAAGGACATTCGTGCTGACATCACTGACGGTATTATTGTGCCTTCTGGCGCATATATCTATCGTTTGGCCCTCCGTGTTGACGGCGGTGACCTAGTGAGCAGCGGCGTGGCTGGTGGAAGCGCTACTCCTACTTTGGGTCTTGGACCTGCTCTAGGTGTTGGTGTTAGCACAACCCCTGGTCCCTCCGGGTTCTTTGTAACCCTGGCTGGTAGCAGCAGCCGTATTACTAACGGCACGTTTAACACCAACAATGCATGGAATTCTAACCTTCTTGCAAGGGTAGGTTCTGATACCACATACAAACTGTCCACTGTAGTCAACCTTGGAGGCAATGTTGCTTCTGGTTTGGCTCAAGGTTCAGGTATTTACGATCCTCGTGCTGGTTCTAACCGTTTAAGCGGTAAGAACAAAGCTCTTGGTATCTGTGAAGTGTGTTGGATGGTGGCCGATGAAGCTCCTCAACGGGATGACGTCGTTCTCCAGCCTGCTGGTGTTGTGGAATCCAGCATTTACACCAGCACTGTTCCTGCCTGATAGAATCAAGCGGGTCTGTGGTGGACTTAGCCTCTCCTTCGGGGGAGGCTTTTTAATTTAAAGCAGGAGCCGCGTAGTTCTTGTTAAAGGCTTCCATACTTTTTATAACTCGAAGAAGTTCTGTTACTTCCGTTATTTGATCGACATTATCTGGTGTTACTGCAAACCTTATTTGGGGATAGGACCCTGGTAGTTTTTGGCTAGTGTCTCCCTTTAAGGGTGCTGATTCATTAGTAGTATAGTTTCCTCCAACAGTCCCTGTATTAGGTTGTTTTGGAGCGTCGCTGCCCGTGTTGGTTTCCGTGGGCGCTGGTTGTGCTACTTGCTGTGTCTTTTGAGCATCCCTGAGTCTTGCTGGATTTAAATAAGCCGCTAGGTTT